GAAGTAGGGTCTAGATAACCCAATATACCAGCGAAAGGCTAAAACCTCTGTATGGGGCTTAAAACGCCGTACAGAGGAAATCGTTATTTTAAGGAGATTTCTAGTGGAAAAAGAGCAAGAGGGGCATAATAATGAAGAACCCCCTAGTCCAACAGGTAAGTAGATGGATGCTTAGAGGTTATATCGTCTGGTCTGTATGTGCTGACTTGACTCTCCTTTGTGGCTTAGTCTATCTCATCTTCTTCTAAAGCAGTTTCTCAGCATCATTGACATATTCTTGTGTTAAGTTCTCCAGACGCTTCATATAACCATAAATAAGTTCAGTATTTTCATATGTAGGCATTCCTTTTTCCATAACTTCTTTAAACTTGTCGGCGGTAACATGGTTGTATATAACTTCAATGTTGCCGTCTTTTTTTAGTTCTACAGTTACCTTTGATAGAGTTGCTGAGTTCATATATCCACTAGTTCACACACTCCTGCAGTACAAGCTAATTCCTGCGAGGCTTTTGTGTTATCCTCTTTTTCGTAATTACTAAATTCTTCCCAGTTTATTGACTCAGGCATCTCTGCCTTTAACCTCTTATAGTCCTGCTCTGCACAATCCTGGTAGGGTGCTTGTCTATAACTGTGATCGGAGAAGGGCAGGAAACTGATACCACTTAAACTGTCGAAGTTCTCATAGCACCAGTTCCCCACCTCTACCCATTCATGCTCTTTGACACTTACCGTTACAGAAGGTTTGTGTTCACACCAGTGGTCGCTAAAGTGCTTCCATTGATGCAGTTGCTCCAGCGCCTTCATATCAGTCCTACAGATGGCATCAATCGGTGATTTGAAAGGAAAGGAAAAAACCACCGTATTGGCAGGACTGTTAAAGTCAGGCTCATTTGGAATGTTCTGATCCATAAGGAAACGAGTCAGTGGATCTTTAACATCCCCACGCACTGTCCTGACGTAGTACGGTGCATGTCGAGCATGAATACCGCTGGCAGCGTCAGTTAGTTGGCTGACAGTACCAGACGGCTTAATACAAGTGGTGGCGGTTGACTGAGGAATACCAAGCATTTTCGCCCACCTCTTGTTTGTTTCCACTACAGTCTTCTTCAGTGACTCTAGTAGTTTGACATTATCAGCATCGGTTAACAGTGTACAATCCATGATGCCTGTCAATGACACGCCAAGTAATCTTTCTTCCTCAGTATTACTTCGCCAGCGTGTTCGTAAATATTTAAAGTCAGTCAGAGTAGACTGTATCGTTCCAAGTATGGACGCTAACTCTGCCTTCCTATGTAATGTCTTTGCTGTATCGTCGGGACGGCATACAACCTCAGACAAGTTACAGAATTGATTAGGACGTAGTATGATTTCACTGCAGGGGTTTGTTCCAAAGTTCTCGTGTGGTTCTCTGCGTTCATTTTCGAGTGCTTTGTTTTGTGCAGCGGATCTATTGAATATGCCTCGTTCTCCTGACTTGCTCTCGTACAGTGCAAGCCATTCCTTCATAAACGCAGACGGATCAGGAGTTTCTGTGTAAGCAACAGAGTTGTTTGATAAAGACCTATGAGGATGCAGAGTCCACCAATTACCAGACTTAGCAGAACGCATCCTATCATCAGTAAGGTTACTGAGAGATAAAAGAGCGGAGCGGCGAACACCTCCAACCACGACCACCTCACCTGTCTTACATACGATATCATGGCATTCCAGAGACGACAGCTTTCTTCCAAGAGCATTTTTAAATATCCTTATAGTAAATTCAAACAGATCATTAAGTGGATCAGGACCAGATGCTCTACCGCCAAAGGTCTTGAGCCTTGCACCAGCAGGACGTATCTTGGACAGATCAACCTTTGGAATACGGCTTGTGTAGAGATAACTGATAAGGTCTTTAAAGCTTCTGGCCCAGCCTTCCTTGGAATCTGCTACACTGATAACGTCCTCTGTCTCCTCAAAAGGAACGTTAGGTATTGTAGGTAGGCTGTTTATAAAGTGTCTCTCTACAGAGAAGCCTACACCTGTGCCGTTCATAAGGATGTACAGGATCTCATCAAACGATCTGGGGTTATCAATAGGTATAAACGCACAGTTGTAACCAGCAACGTTCTCACGCTTCAACGCTGGTCCTGCAGTCATTAAAGCTCTCATGGACGGCATGACATTGAGGCTTAGTATGCCGTCCTTAACAGCCCTGTACTCTGGGAACTTTATAATGTTAACATCACAAACGAGCTTTACATGTTCCTCCATGTAGTCTGTGAAGCGTTGTACCGTTTCCTGCCAGGTTTCCCTACGCTGCTCTTCTTCAAGCCAACGAGCGTACCTGCTTGTATGTATAAATGTCTGATAGTCAGTTGGAAGACTGCTCATTAATTTTGTCCCTCAATTTATCTAAGTACCACTTTCCTTTGTCAAGATCTTCACCTGGCTTACGTTTGTGCTTGTACCTTATGATGTACTTCAGCACGTTGCCTTTTAGGTAACCCAAAAACTCCTCTTTAGTCATAGACATTTCTATCAGGTTAATAGCCTCTATGTCAAGCATGTTGTAGTGTTCTGGACTGTTAACTGTGTCAGGTTCTGCAGGTTTTGTAAGAGCTTCCAGTAGCTCCTTTGTTTCTTGTACCCTTTGTTGTGCCTTCTGTTCCAAGTTCTCATCAGCCATCGTCTTTATCTCCATCGTCATCGTCATTCTTTTTAAATGAAAAAGTTATCTCTGTTGTGTCGTCATCATCTTCCTTGTCGTCATCGTCATCATCAGTAGCAAGAATATCTTTTCTGTATTTCTGATTTCTGTAGGAATCAAGAGCAACTACATTATCCCTTTCATATGCATCCTGCTCAAGCAGCTTCTTTCCAAAGTCATAGACATCTTCTCCACTGTACGAGATTAGATCTGTTATACCTCGTCCTATAATTTGACATATGTTTGCTGTACCGTCCTTGTTGTTTGTAGTTGTGTCTAGGCAGAACATAGAGAATAGGTCTTTACCTCTGTCGTCCAGTTCAAGTATAAGGTAGACGCGATCCTCCTTTAGAAATGCTTTCTCTTCCGCGATGATGGCATCTAATTCTTCGCCTGTTATGTCCGTTGATCTAACCATCATTTTTCCCATCTATAAAATATGTGGTCACCTATCTGTGTAACTCTTGTCTTATGTATGTTCCAATCTGGAGACACACACGTTGCATGATAGTGTGTAGCTCCGTTCACTAGATCTCCTGACTTCCCAGAGATAACATGTTCTGCTACAACATGCGCCCATCTGTACGCATCAAGGTACACAGGTTTGTCACTTTTACCATCGCAGTACCAGCTAAAATGGCATCTCCAGCGCAGAGGTAGCCCTGTTTTCTTTGAATGTACGCCCTGTTTGACCACCTTACAGACCTCATCTGGAAAACGAGCGTCCCTTACTCTGTTCATAACGACCTGAGACACTGCTATTTGCCCCTCAATCGGCTGATTCTGGGCTTCAAAGTATACATTGAGAGCAAGGCATACTGTTGCTGTGTCCATTAACAGGTTCATTTTCTAAACCAGGAACGAGGTAATTCTTCTTGAGCATACTGAAATCCATGTTTTTTGCACCAATCAGAATACGTTGTTTTGGCTCCTTTGTAAAGCTTCTTTTGAGCATTCTGAAAGACGAACCGAATGTCAATATCAGGGTGCTGCTCTCGTATTAGAAGATGCTTGGCACGATCTGATGCTACAAACTGTCCCTTTGTCTCTACAAACATGTCATAGTCTAACAGGTGAAAGTCTGGAGTGTACACTCTGGTCTTGGGTGTGAAGTGTATCTTCTCAGACTCGTAGGCATACCGTACATTGTTCAACTCAAGAAACGTAGCAAAGTTATTCTCGAAGTTTGATCTGTACCGTTTAGTCATTGTCTTCTTTCTTCAGCTTAAATAAAATGTACTTCTCTCCGCAAGGCTCTCCATCCATGCCTATGCACTGCAGCGGTATGGAGAGTGCTGTTGGGTCTAGGTCGGAGGGACCAACGTAGTACCAGGATGCTCCGTCCTGCATCTGGTCGTTAGCCTTGATTAGAAACTCTCTGTTATCAGCAATGAAAAGCTGAACCACAAGAGATAACACTGAAAATATAATCATGTTGGTATCCTTGGTAGTTTAGGAGTAAAAGATTGGTACAAGGAATGTAGACTTGGTAACATGTAGTCATGTATTTGAACAGAGTAATCCCTTATGGTCAAGGCAGAAAAGATATCGTGATCTATTGATTCACGACACAGAATGCCAACAGCGTTACGGCGCATAAGATTCCTAATGTTATCCATCGAATGCGTAAACTCGTTTCTAAATACTTCAAAATCATCATCCTTCCAGTAAGAAGCAGCCTCGCTTCCTCCGTAGTTCTTCAGTATGATGGGATAAGCATTCTCCATGTTTCTGAATTTATTGTTAACAGAAGGATCACCAGACTGCTTACGGTTATCTGCATATATAAAGATGCAGTTTGAATTGTCCAGAACATCGTTATCTGTAACAAAGAACATTGAAATCAAAGGCAATCGTCATCGTCCTTCTCTGGTTGCAGGTCTAACTCTTTCTCTATAATACGTCCTGTAGTTCTATCATAAAGAAGACTAGCACACAAGCCTGTAAGACCTGAGAACCTGTTCTTCATAACACGTACACGAGTTGTGTCGCGTTCTCTAACGTCATCTGCCTGACCGTCCCTTTCCAATCCAAGTACAATGTCGGACAGTTGAGCTATGCTTTGTGATCCTCTGAGGTGTCGCAGGGACATATTCAATCCTTCCTCGTGAGATCCCTTCTGTTCTGAAGGTCTACTAAGGTGAGAAACCAGAAACAGACAGAAGTCCAGTTCCTGCACCAGCATTCTTAGCTTGGTCATACATTCATCTAGTGTTCTACGCTCATCAGTAGCATGTTGTTGAGAGCTTACAATGATGCTGATATGATCCAGTATGATATACTTACATTTATTAACTTTTACAAAGTACCTTACACGAGAAAGTATTTCTTCCACTGTGTTGGAGCCAAAGTGATTAAAAAAGTGGTAACGACCAGAGCCTACAGTCCTTTTATAAGATTCTTCAAACTCTATGTCACTTTCAGAGTACTTAGCACCAGGAAGATGTAAAGGTGTTGACAGGTCAAGGCTCATTATCCCCTTTCCTGTTCTCTTGGGGTTCTCCTCCATGAACAGCAGACCTATGCTATCTTTTGTATTGTCAAAGATATGCTTTGTAACCTCACGCAAGAAACTGGATTTACCCATACCTGTGCCGCCAGTTACAGTTACTAACTCTCCCATACGAATACCGTAAGTTAGGAGATTAATACCCTTGTAGGGATAATCCACTGTAGCTTCTGCATCTGGTTCCTTTATAATGTCCCATAGCTCTGTTCCTGCTATTACTCCTTCAGGAGCATAGTCCTCTGCGTCCCACCAAGTGCTTTTAAACTTAACCTGTTCATGGTTAATAAGATAATCGTTAGCGTCCTTAAACTTTAAATGCATAATACGAGCTTTAGTAGACAGCAATTCTGCAGCCTTCTTTGCTGCCTTCTTTCCAGCCTTGTCACTGTCAAAGCATATAACAATCTTATCGTAATTCATAAGAAACTCAAAGGAGTTCTCAATATCGTTTTGAACGCTAGCTGCTCCAGTTGCTATTGAAACAACAGGCCACTTCGAGCCAAGCATCTGATATGCTGCTAATGCATCAAGTTCACCTTCGCATATTGTGATGTACTTGCCCTTACCGTTGAAGTTGTTCTCGCCAAAGAGAGTTATGTCCTTCCAGTTACCCATAGTTCTAAATCTTTTGTTACCACTACCATCCGTGGTTCGTACCTTATTAGCTATAAACTCACCATCTTCGTTGTGGTACGGATAGTAATGTGCGCCGTTCTTCACAGTAACGCCATAAGCTTCACATGTTTCCTTTGTAATACCACGTTCCACTAGGGCTACGCTCTGTCCAGCAGGAAGCATAGAAGGGTCTATTTC